GTTTCCCAGTCACGATCAGGTCAGAACAGGTACAGGAACAAACCAGACAGATACATCTCTTCAGAGGGTAAGTGTTTCAACATACGCACAGCAGACAAATAAAAATACAGTAGGTAGGCCGACTCAAATTTATGTTCAGAGGCTTCCAACAGAAACAAAAGTAACTTTATGGCCTGTTCCTGATTCAACGACCACATACACTCTATCATATTATAGATTAAAGGGTATTGATGGATTATCTTCTGGGGTTGGCTCTACGGTAACGTCTGTGCCTCCAAGGTTTGTTCCGTGTCTGGTCGCTGGAATGGCATATTATATAGCTATGAAGAGAACGGAATCTGCTAATAGAGTCCCTTCTCTAAAGCAGGAATACGAGTTTCAGTTTCAGCTTGCGGCTGGTGAAGATGAGGAAACAGCTTCTATAAAGTTTGTACCGTATGATACGTTTATGATGGGTGCGTAATGAGTTATGCTAGAGGCAAATATGCTTTTGGGTTTTGCGATAGAACTGGGTTCAGATATCCCTTAAAAGATTTAGTGCCTGAGTTCCAGAATGGAGTTAAAACAGGATTCCTAGTTGGTCGAGATGTCGCTGATCCAGATCAACCTCAAAACTTTCTTGGAAGATTAAAAATAAATGATCCTCAGTCTCTCAGGAACCCAAGACCTGATACGGCTTTGTTGGCAAGTCGTGAGTTAGGCGGCTTTAATCCTGTAGGTAATTTGTCTGCTCAAGGAGAAGTGGGTAGAGTTACGGTATCCGCATTAGCTTCTGATGCCTTGACTGGAGTGGCTGGAACAGGATCAGTCGGTGCCGCGACTGTGAATACGAACTACACTATACAGATTGTCACTGTTCAGTCTTATAGTGGTTCAAACAGATACTATATAGATTCAAGCCGACAGCCGACTTTGAGCCTTTCGGAGGGCAATACCTACAGATTTGATCAAGCTGATTCCAGTAATAGTGGGCATCCGTTTAGATTTTCCACTACTTCAGACGGCACTCATGGCGGCGGTTCAGCTTATACAACTGGGGTAACAACCAGTGGAACACCGGGAAGTTCAGGTGCTTATACACAAATTACAGTGGCAAGTGGTGCGCCTACACTGTACTATTACTGCACAAATCATTCTGGCATGGGCGGTCAGGCTAACACACCATAGGAGATTGACATGGCTATGAAGAAAAAAGGTTACGCTAAAGGTGGCGCAATGAAGAAAAAAATGGCTGGAGGCAAAATGAAGAAGCCTGTCGCCATGAAGAAAGGTGGCGCAGCTAAGAAGATGGGCGGCGGCATGATGAAAAAAAAGGGCATGGCTAAGGGCGGTAAGATGCCAATGGTCACCAAGAATGGTATGAGCGTTCCAGCATTTGCTGCTGATGGAAAAGGTAAAATGAAAAAGGGTGGTGCCGTTAAAAAGAAGATGGGCGGTGGCTCCATGAAGAAGAAGGGCATGGCTAAAGGCGGTGCGGTCAAGAAGAAAGGCATGGGCGGCTCTATGAAGAAGAAGGGCATGGCTAGGGGTGGTGTTGCCCGTGGCAGCGGTGCAGCTAGGCCGCAAAGATTTACTCGTAACGGATAAAGTTCAATTGAACTAATGGCATATTTGCAAAGTAACATACCGCATTTTAAGTGTTGGGTTCGCCGTGAATACACTTGTAACCATGAGCGTTATCATGGCGAGTTCCTACATGCTATGGCGATTGCGGTTACAACTATGCCCAATAGATGTCTTAGTTTTCAGTTAATCTTTACTGGGTCTGAGGCAGACGAAGAGGGCGAAGACAACGTTCATGGTGGGGCTATGTGGGCTAGGATGCCTATAACAGCCCTAGTAGCCGATGAGCCGCTCTCTGAGTGGCCTTCTCCTATGGCGGTACATGATGCACAGCCTTGGGACTGCCCCTCACACACGCACTCCGTATACAAGCTTGACAGGGCAACGCCATGTCCTTGGATGGCTAAGATAGGTGGTGAGATGTTTGCAGCAAACTATTTGTTTACTGTAGATTACACCGATACTGATGTTGCAGACGACCCTGCACAACACAAGCAAGCTCATGTATTACAGCTTCTTGAGGCTGGAGAGTGGACTGGAAATATAGTTGCATTGCCTAATAATAGAGTACGTGTTACGCATCCAGCTTGGTTTGAAACGGGATCAGGCGCACCAGACTTTAAACCATCTCAACATATCCACTATTCAAAATCTGATTTAGACTATACCTTAGATGTCAATCGTATCTTTGATAATATTTATAGCGAGGACGAGGCATGAACTATACAGAGTTAACGGCTGCTATAAAAGAATATACGGAAAATGATGAGGCAACCTTTGTCTCACAGATTCCTACATTTGTTCAACAGGCCGAAGAAAGTATAAATAGAGTTGTTCTCATACCAGAGCTTAGAAAAAATGTTACGGCTAATGTAGCAGCCAATGATAGGTTCCTTGGTAGGCCATCTGACTTCCTAGCCCCATTCTCTATAGCGGTTGTTGACTCTAGTAGCGATTACCATTTTCTTCTTAATAAAGATGTTAACTTTATAAGAGAAGCTTATCCTGCAAAGGCTACATCTGGATTGCCAAAATACTATGCTGAGTTTGATGGAGACTTTACTTCAACAGGTTCCAATGGTCATTTTATATTAGGGCCAACTCCAGATGTAGCTTATGAAGTTCAATTGCACTATTACTACGATCCACCATCCATAGTAACGTCTACTACATCGTGGCTTGGCGATAATGCTGAAGTAGCTCTGTTGTATGGCAGCTTAATACAAGCTTACACCTTTATGAAGGGTGACCTTGAGACTATGGCGCAGTATACAGAAAAATATCAAAATGCTATGAATAGCTTAACTGTTCTTGGTGAAGGGCGGTTAAAGAGAGATAGCTATAGAAGTGAACCAAGGATTGAGATGTAGATGTTCCAAGTAAGCGCAGGTTTCCCCAAAGACGTACCGTTAGTTGAAGTAAGAACCACAACAAATCGTGGATTTACTCCTGAAGAGCTTTCTCAACAATGTGTTGATAGCCTAATGAATGTTTCAGATTCAGCACCCCCTGCGATAAGGGATCAGGCACAAGCATTTAAAGAAAGATTAAGACACGTAGTTGAGCTTTACATGCATCAGGTTGTCAAGAGCGATAGAACAACTGTATGTAATGCCATTAAAGAAGCAGGTCAACGTGATCTTGCTGAACTGATAAGGAGGCTCTAATGGCTTTTTCTGGTAACTTTATGTGTACGTCCTTTAAGGTAGAGCTTTTACAGGGCAAGCACGATTTCACTAACGGACAAGATACTTTTAAGATTGCTTTGTACACTAACTCTGCATCTTTTACAGCAGCAACAACGGACTATACCACTTCAAATGAGATAACTGGTACTGGGTATACGGCTGGTGGTAATACTCTTACCAATGTTACTCCTAGCTCAAGTGGCACAAAGGCTTTTACAAGTTTTAGTTCCCCTACAACTTGGAGTTCCTCAACTATCACAGATGCTCGTGGGGCTTTAATATATAATACGCAAACTGCTGGCGGCTCCAGCACTACTGATACAGCGGTTGTTTTAGACTTCCTAGCAAATAAGTCCTCAAGCTCTGGAGACTTTCAAGTGGTGTTTCCAACAGCAGATGCAACCAGCGCAATAATTAGAATAGAATAATTATTAGAGGTAAAACATGGTTGTACTAGCAAATAGAATAAAGGTTGCAACTAGCACTACTGGTACAGGCACTGTAACTCTTGGTTCCGCTGTGACGGGATATCAAACCTTTGATTCTGGGGGAATTACTAACGGGCAGACAGTAAGGTTTACGATAGAAGATGGCACAGCTTTCGAGATATCAACGGGTGTTTATACTTCTAGTGGCACGACACTAACTCGCGTATTAACAGAGAGCAGTACAGGTTCTCTCTTAAACTTGTCTGGCTCTGCCATTCTATTTGTGACAGCAGCAGCGGAAGATATTGTTCCTGCAAGCGGCGGTACATTCACAGGTGCTGTAGATATCCAAAACGATTTGTTAGTGGGTGACGATTTAACTTTAGATAGCGATGGTGCTGTTCTAGGTTTTGGTGCAGGTAGTGATGTTACTCTTACGCACGTACACGATGTTGGGTTACTTCTTAACAGCACAAAATCTATTCAATTTAACGATGCCTCGCAATTTATAAACGCGCCCAGTGCTACTGTTTTAGATATCAATGCAACAGATGAGATAGAACTTAATGCAACTCTTGTTGATGTTAATGCCAATTTAGATGTGAGTGGCACTTACACGGGTGCTGGACTAATGACTACAGGGGGGAATATTGTTATTCCTGATGCTGGCAATATTGGTTCTGTCAGTGACACGGATGCTATTTCGATAGGTGCAGATGGTGATGTTACTCTAGCTCAAGATTTAGAGCTACAACATGACGCTGCAACATTATCTTTCGGTGCGGATAATGATGTTGTTTTTACTCATGTAGCTGACACAGGATTACTACTTAACAGTACAATGGCTATTCAGTTTAATGATGCGTCACAGTTTATAAACGCTCCTAGTGCTACTGTGCTTGACATTAATGCTACTGATGAGATTGAGCTTAATGCTACACTCGTAGACATTAATGCAAATGTAGATATTTCTGGAGTATTGGCTGTAACAGGGCTTGCTACCTTCATTGACGATATAGTTATTGGTAATGGAAAAACTATTGGCTCTTCGTCAGATGTGGATGCAATGACTATAGCCTCTAATGGTCAAGTTACATTTTCACAAACACTGATAGGTACAGCCTTAGACATATCTGGTGATATAGACATAGATGGCACAGCAAACTTAGACGTTGTTGACATTGATGGAGCAGTCAGTCTCGCTGCTGACGTTACTTTAGAAACTGGCGCAGATATCATAACATCTTCTGCTGGTACATCTAATACTAGAATTGGGGATGGTGCTGGTGCTAGTATCCAGTCTGGTGGCGATTATAATGTTTTTGTGGGTGACGGGGCTGGAACGGCTCAAACTACTGCTTCTTGGAATACTCTCGTAGGATATCAAGCTGGACATGATGTCAGCACGGGTTATTCCAACACAGTAGTGGGGTATACCGCTTTCAATGAATCAACCGATACTAACAACAATACTGCAATAGGTGCTTACGCCTTAAACGGTCATACTGGCCCTGTTTCCAGTACAGCGATTGGTGCTTCCGCTATGTCAAATGCTAGTGGAAGTGGTGCTAGTTATAACACCGCTGTGGGAAATAGTGCAGGAAGCACTTTACAGACAGGCGATTACAACACTCTTATCGGTTACGATGCAGAGCCACTTTATAATAATTCACAATATAATGTTGTGGTGGGATCAAGTGCTAGATTAGGTTATCAACAAAATATTTCTATAGGACATCAAGCTGGTGCCAGCAGTTCAGGTCAATCAGATCAATGTATTTTAATAGGACATCAAGCTGCTTATGACATGGATGGCGGTGACCACTGTGTCTTTATTGGGCATCAAGTCGCCTACAATGGCGGCAGCGGATCGTATAACGTTGCCACTGGCTCATATGCACTAAATGATTTAACTAGCGGATATCGTAACTGTGCAT